GCAGGAATATGTGCTAAAGGACTTGCTGGCAGTAGATAAGGCTGGCAAGTGGCGTAGAAAGACAAGCTTGCTCCTAGTAGCACGTCAGAATGGCAAAACACACCTAGCACGAATACGCATCCTTGCTGGGTTGTTTGTTTTTGGCGAAAAGAATATAGTGGCTATGTCATCTAACAGGGGTATGGCCTTAGATACCTTTCGCAAGGTAGTTGAAGTCATTGAGGATAACCCAATGTTGATGGCTCAGGTAAAGCAAATCCGCGTGGCTAATGGTCAGGAATCAGTTGAGCTCTTAAATGGCGCTCGGTATGAGATAGTCGCGGCAACAAGAGATGGAAGCCGTGGTAAGACCGCGGACTTGCTTTACATTGATGAACTACGTGAGATAGATGAAGATTCTTGGACAGCAGCTAAACCAATTACTAGAGCAAGGCCAAATAGTCAGATATTTATGACTAGTAACGCAGGGGATGCCTATTCAAGCGTATTGAATGACTTACGATCTAAAGCATTGTCATATCCACCGCCTACAATGGGCTATTGGGAATATAGCGCGGATGATTTTGCCAAAATAACCGATAAGAGCGCCTGGTATCAAGCTAATCCAGCATTGGGCTACCTTATTGATGAATCAACCATTGAAGAAGCAATAGCCACATCTAGCGTTGAAGCCACACGCACGGAAACCCTTTGCATGTGGATTAGCGCCCTTAAATCACCATGGCCACATCAAGCATTTGAGGATTTAGGCTTTGCTGAGCTAAAACTAGAGCCAGGCAGGCTGACTATATTTGGCATGGACATATCGGTTAATAAAAAGATGGCAAGCCTAGTTGCTGGTCAGATTATGGATGATGGCAAGGTTGGGGTAGGTGTCATAGCCCAATTTGAAAGCCAAGTAGCCATAGATGAACTTAAAATGGCTATTGAAGTCAATGAATGGGCTAAGCAATACAAACCAAGGATGATTTGCTTTGATAAGTACGCCACCATGAGCGTTGCTGAGCGATTAAGCCAATCAGGCCATAAGATTCAAGATATGTCTGGAACTGTGTTCTATCAGGCTTGCTCTGATCTATATGACAGCATAGTTAACGCTAGGATTGTGCATGCTGGGCAACAATCCTTAGTAGATAGCATGAATAATTGCGCGGCCAAGGAATCGGATGCCGGGTGGCGTATCGTGCGCCGTAAGTCGGCTGGGGATGTGTCAGCTGCGATCTCATTAGCCATGGTGGTGCATCAATTGCTAAAACCACAAAGCAAACCGCAAATCTATGTCTAAAATGCTAGATATGTCCGTTTTGTGTGCTATCATTAAACGATGGGTCTATTAGATCGTTTTCGCCCTGCAAAAATAGAGGCGCAACTAGCACCGCCGTTAATGACGGATTCTTTTAATTATTTTTTACCATTAGCGTTAAATCCAGTAGGCAGAGAAGAAGCTATCAGCGTACCTTCAGTTGCCAGGTGCAGAAACCTTATTGCTGGAACAATCGCAACGTTTCCACTTTGCTTATACAAAAAAAGCACAGGCGAAAAACTAGGGAAGCCATTATGGCTAGAGCAACCAGCTGCAGCGCAGCCAATATCTGCCACATTAGCTTGGACAGTAGATTCACTATTATTTTTTGGATGTGCATATTGGCGCGTAACTGAAACTTATTTTGATGATGGCAGACCAGCAAGATTTGAATGGATTGCACCAGGTCGCGTTTCATTTGATAGCGATCCTGTTACACAATACATAACACGCTATTACATTGATGGCAAAGAAGTTCCAATGTCGGGTCTTGGCTCTTTGATTACATTCCAAGGATTAGATGAAGGCGTATTGGCGCGTGGCGCAAGAACATTAAGAGCTGCAATTGATTTAGATAAGTCAACAAGCGTTGCAACTGCAACGCCAATGCCTTCAGGTGTTATTAAAAATACCGGAGCAGATTTAAGCAAAGAAGAAGTTGATGCCATATTGGCAGCATGGAAGTCGGCACGATCACAGCGCGCAACAGCCTATCTGACTAGCACTTTAGATTACGTGCCGACTAGTTTTAGTCCTAAAGACATGGGCTACGTTGACCTAATACAAAACATGAGTACGCAAGTAGCACGTTTGATGAATGTACCTGCATATTACATAAGCGCAGATATGAATAACAGCATGACGTATGCCAACGTTCAAGATGAGCGCCGTCAGTTCGTTTCTCTATCTTTAGCGCCCTACTTGCATGCCATTGAAGGCCGACTAAGCATGAATGACATTACAGCATCAACTAACATTGTTAAGTTTGATGTAGAGGATGCTTTCTTAGCAGTAAATGCAATTGAAAGATTAACTGTAATTGAAAAAATGTTATCACTTGGTTTAATTACAGTAGAACAAGCCATGGAAATGGAAAACCTATCACCGAATGGAAATGAAAATGCACCTAACGTTTACTAGCGATTTAGAATGCTCAATAAGTGAGCGCACCATCTCTGGCAAAATTGTGCCGTTTGATGGTGAAATTGGACAGACATCTGCTGGCAAAGTTGTATTTGAAAAAGGATCAATTGAGATTCCTGAAAGCCCTAAGCCGAAGCTCCTATTAGAACATGATGCAAAAAAGCCTATTGGAAGAATGGTGTCTTATCGTGAAGATGAAGATGGCATGTATGCAACATTTAAAATTAGCAACACGACACGCGGAACAGATGCACTTATTGAAGCATCTGAGCAACTACGTAGCGGCCTATCAGTTGGCGTTGAAGTCATTGATGGCAAGCGTGATGGTGGCGTGTATCGTGTTTTATCAAGCAAAATGATGGAAACAAGTCTTGTTCAAGCTGCTGCGTTTAAGAGCGCGGAAGTTTTGAGCGTTGCTGCATCTGAAGATGATGCTGCAAAAGAAACAACAACCCAAAACGAAAGCGAGGCCGTTGTGGAAGACACAACAAACGCCGTAGCCGTTGCGCCTGAGGTTGAAGCCCCTGCGGTGGAAGCTTCGCGCCCAACAGTTACAGCACCAATTTATGCCAAGCCACGTTTAGAGTTCACCAAGGCTAAGTACCTTGAAAACACTCTACGTGCAAAGTTCCTTGGCGATGACGATGCAGCAATGTATGTCCGAGCTGCCGACAACGAAACAACTACTGCTCCTGGCATGGTTCCAACACGCCAACTAACAGAGATTATTAACCCATTATCAAATGCAGACCGCCCAATGATTGATTCAATCAGCCGCGGAACCCTACCTGATGCTGGACTTGTTTTCCAGATTCCTAAGGTAACTGCTGTACCAACAGTAGATCAGATTGATGAGAATCAAGCAATTGCTGATTCACAACTAACTGCATCTTTTATCAACGTTGATGTAAAGCCATTCAAAGGCCGCGCAATTACAACTGTTGAACTAATTGACCGCTCAAGCCCAGCATTCTTTGATGAGCTCGTACGTCAGATGGAGTTTGCTTATGCAAAGGAAACCGACTACTACGTAACGTCTGAAGTTGCAAACGATGGCGTTCTAAATGCAGATGCAACAACCGAGGACAAGACTGGTCTTTTGACTTACATTGCAAATGCAGCAGGCGCAATCTATAAGGGAACACTTGGCTTTGCTCGCAACATTGTAGTATCACCTGAGCAATGGTCAAAGATTATGTCCTATGAAGATGGTGGCCGCCCAATTTACATTGCATCAAATCCACAAAACAATGGTGGAGTTCTTTCACCAGATTCAGTTTCAGGAACAGTTGCAGGGTTAACCCTTCGTGTCAACCGCCAAATCTCTGGAACTGGTGCAACCGGTCTAGGCGATTATTCAATGGTAGTTGTCAACCCAGATTCATATCAATGGTTTGAATCACCACGCTTCCAGCTACGCACTAACGTAAACAGCGATGGAACAATTGACTTGCTGTACTACGGCTATGGTGCATTAGCTACCAAGGTTGGCGCTGGTGCAAACTGGTTCAACAAGTCCTGATCTAACTAACTAGATCGTAGAGTTACCCCGGCGCACAGCCCTTGCGCCGGGGCTAACATTAGAAAGGAAAGACAATGCCTGCAACATACGTAACTGAAGCGGAACTGCGTTCTGCCCTTGGCATTGGTGCTTTATACAGCTCAGCAGTAGTGGAAGAATGCTGCCAAGCAGCAGAAAACGTTGTAAAAAGCAAATTGTGGTTCAACAAATATTCTGTTGTTGCCCATGAAAGCACAACAAGCATAGCTACTATTTATACAGAAACACCACACGATTTTGTTATTGGTCAAACCATTACAGTAGAAAATGCTGGCGCAAAGTATAATGGATCTAAAACTGTTTTAACTACTGGCACTTATTTTGTAACATACGCCGTAAATAATGCAACAGCAGAAGCTAAAAACGCACTCGTTCCTTGGGGTAGTGTTTTTGGCACTACGCATATTGATTACGAAACATTACCTGAAGTAAACCTAGCATCTCTAATGATTGCTGTTGACATTTGGCAGGCTCGCCAAGCTTCAAACGCTGGTGGTATTTCACCAGACTTTCAACCTTCGCCGTATCGCATGGGCAATACCTTAATGGCACGTGTTCGCGGTTTACTTGCGGATCACTTAGCACCGGGCGGTCAAGTAGGATAATGTCAGCAATCTCTACCCTACGTGGAACAATCGCAACCGCGCTAGCTGATAATGCGGCGTGGCAGGTGTTTTCCTTCCCACCTGCCACCCCGCTTGCTAACAGCATTGTGGTACAACCTGGTGATCCATACATTGAGCCAAGTAACGACCATTACAAAGCAATCAAGCCTAAGGTGAACTTTAAGCTCATAGTGTTAACCCCTATGTTTGATAACCAAGGCAACCTAATTAACATTGAAGATTATTACCTGAATATAGTAAATAAGCTGGAAGCATCATCAATTGCCTATACAATTGGAACTTTCAGCGCCCCAGCAGTCTTAACCGGAACAGCAGGCGATTTGTTGTCCGGTGAAGTATCAATCAGCGTTCTATCCGATTGGAGTTAATATGGCTGATAATGACAAAGAGCGTGAGGCTTTTCTGATCAAGATTGGTCAGGTTGCCCCTAGCGCAGAAAAGAAAGAACCAAAACCAACAAAGAAAGATGAGGAGTAATCGTGGCGATTACGCTTAATAATAAGGTCGGATTGAAAATCAACGCGATTGACCTATCCGATCATTGCACATCAGTAACACTAAATCAGACAGCAGATGAGCTGGAAGTAACCGCCATGGGCGATTCTTCACACAAGTTTGTCAAGGGATTGGAATCAGCTACCCTTACTGTTTCACTTCTCAATGACCAGGCAGCTGCCTCAGTATTAGACACATTGTCAGATGCTTTTGGTACAACAGTTCCATTTAAGCTACTGCAAGACAAAGATACAGCAGTATCAGCAACCAACAAATTATTTACAGGTGATATTTTAATCAACAACTTAACTCCAATCAACGGCGCGGTTGGCGATATGTCCACACAGGATATTACATTTACTGTAAACTCAGTTGTAACAGTAGCCGACACAGGCACGTTCTAATTTAACAAAGGGGCAAAAATGGCAAGTCTTAAAGTTGTAAGGGCAGATGGCACGGAAAGTATCCATGAGATAACACCTGCTGTTGAATATGCTTTTGAGCAATACGCTAAAAAAGGCTTTTACAAAGCTTTCAGAGAAGATCAAAAGCAAACGGACATCTATTGGCTTGCATGGGAATGTCTGCGCAGAGCAGATGCTCCAGAAGTTTATCCATTTGGGGATAAGTTTCTAGGTACTTTGAAGGCTGTTGAAGTTCTTGGTGATGATTCCCCAAATGGCTAACGCGTGATTCCTATACGTACAGAATAGCCCAACTATCTGTACATACAGGGATTGCGCCTAGTGAGTTTGTAAATATGGATAGAAGTATGCTAAACGCTATTCATGAAGTAATAAAGAAACAAGCGGAAGACAGGAAGCATGCCAGTAGTCGTAGAGGGAATCGTAGGTCTTAGAAAAGCCCTGCGTAATTATGCTCCGGACTTGCAGAAACAAATGGACACGGAAATACGTGTAGCGATGAAGGAAATAATTAAGGATGCACGTTCTAGAGTTCCTGACACCACAAGACTTTACAATTGGCAAGACACAGGCAAGGAAAGAAAATCTAGAACTGGCAGAGAGCGCGCTTTTCCTGCCTACAACCCGTCTTTAATTCGTAGGGGCATGACATATTCATTAGGTAAACAAAGAAGGAATAGAGCAGGATTTGTTTCTCTTTTTACTCTATTTAACAAATCTGCTATTGGTGCAATTGTAGAAACTGCTGGTCGTGCTAACCCATACGGAAGTAGTCGTAGCCAATCAAACAACCCTGATGCAGGCCGTAACTTTAATATAACACTTAGCAATCAAGTAGGTGCTTTGAGAAGCTACAAAGGCAATAACGATCAAAAGACTAGGGGTAGATTGCTTTTTGCTGCCTATGCAGACAATCAAGGCAGGGCTTTGGATGCAATCATGAAATCTATTGATAAGGCTACGCAACAATTCAATGCGCGCTTACAAGCCGATAAAACAAAGGTGGCAGCATGAGTGATATTAAAGTCAATATAGTTGGAGAGTTCCAGAAAAAAGGCTTTGATGATGCTGACAAAGCCACAAAGAAACTTACCAAATCATTTCAAAAGCTTGGCGCAGCCTTAGGAGTAGCGTTAACTGCTAGGGCGTTTTTCAACTTTAGCAAGGCTAGTTTGCGCGCTTTTGTTGAAGAAGAACAGGCCGTCAAGCAACTCACAACATCTTTAGGCAACTTAGGATTTTCATACAACGTACCTGCAATTGAGCGTTTTCTAGAAGCTACTGAGCAGGCAACTTTAGTAACAAAGGATCAGTTACGCCCAGCCATTGTTGACTTAATAGGTGCGACAATGGATTCTGAATTGTCAATGCGACTACTTGGACAAGCCAT